TTGTAACAGTCACGCCGCCAGATGTTCTGCTGACTGAAGAATTGCTGTTGGTGTCCAGTACCATCACTCGATCCAGCGCTTCTCTGCGCACCTCCCAGCTGGAGATAGGCTCAAAGCGGATCTCCCATCTTTTATACGATGGGAAGTTGATGCGCAGGTAGTTGTAAATATCCTCTCCGTTCACGCCGGCAACAGCGAACACCTCGGGGAAGTCAGTCCATGTGCTGCCACGGTCGTCGCTGTACTGCATGGCAAACGCGCTGTAGCGGCGGGTTTTGGTAGTGACCAGACTGCCGCTGCTGTCAAAGCGCGAAACAGTCAGCCGGCCTTCGGCGTCGTCGTCAACCTGATTCTGGCCGGCCTTTGCATTGATCTCTTGCACCGTTGGCGATGAGCGGAATCCGGTCAGGCCGCTTACGGTGATGCCGACCTTTGATCGAATTGACAGCTCGCATATCTTGTATTCTCTGACTGCGCCAACAGACGCAATGGCCATGCGAAAGATTTGCGCAGCAGCAGAGCAAACCTTGTAGCGGCCTTCGGTGCCGCTTTCCATGTCAGCGAAATCATCGTCGGGATCGTATTCATCCGGCAGGATCGTGGTGCCCTGCTCTGGCGGCTCCAGAAAACCCTCGCCTGCAAATTGCACCCTGCCCGCTTTGACAACGGTGAAGATGTACTCCATGCTGTTGCCGTTGCCAATCGGCTCATTTTCGGAGTTGCTGATAAAAATTGTCTCGTCATGTTGCGGCAGCCTTTCTTCCAGAATTGCCCAGCATGTGCCGATCCGGTATAACTCGTTTGGGATCAGCGCTGTGTCCGCAGAGTTCTGTACGCCGGCAACGGAAGCAGCGACACCGCCCATGTCCTGCTTTGAGTCAGCCTTGTTATCCTTGATCCTGCAGTTGCTTGTATCAAACTTGATCTTGGTTTCAGCGTCAGTGCTGCGGCGAAGCACATAGCGCAACCTGCTGCCAATGGCTACGTCTTGGCCCTGGATGCCAAAGCTGCCGCTTGCGGGATTGCTCCATGTTGACGACCCTGGAGCGCTGTACTGTCTGATCGCGCCACGCATTGACCAGTGGAACTTGCCTTTCCATAGCTCAACCAACGCCGCTGCATCATCGTCTGTCTTGATCACGCCATCATTGTTAACCCTGGCGACAACGGTTGGCTGCAGCTGCACAGTAGAGCGATGCAGCATGACATTGGGACACCAGCCGTACAGGCCAAACGCTTTGCTCGTTGACGGGCTTTCCGCCATGCAAAACGCTCTCTTGAACTCGCCGCCGATGTTCACGGAGAAAACATCCGGGGCGCCGGCATTGGTGAAGTTGCCCACGTCTCGACTTGCTTCCCTGCCGGCAATCAGGTCGCCGCTTACAATTCGCCCGCCGTCTCGGGAGTAGTAGATCGAGTATCTTGCGCCTCTGCTCAACGCGGTGCCGGTGTACGCATAAGCGCCGAGCGTATTATTGCCGAACGCCCAGCCGCGTTGATCCCAGGCGCTTGCCGACATGTTGGCGGTGCCAGCAAGAAACATGCCGCGAAACATCAGCGAGCCATTCAGCGCCAGCACCTGCGACCAGATCAGCGGCATGTTGACGCGCACGCCGCCTAAATTACCTTCGCGCTTGGCAATGACCACTGGCACGAATTGCCCGGTCTCGGCAGGTTGCTGCAGCGAGTCGAAACCAAAGCGCGGCGATGATCGTTGGTTGCTGGTGCGCGGGTCGCGCCTGCCGCGTTTGGTGACAATGCGGCTTTGCTGCGGTGTCGGGAACAGCAGCGATGAAAGCAGCGTGACGCCAACGGAAATGGCGATATTGATCAGCACCGGCACCAGCGGGCCAGCGCGTACACCCTCTGCCGGCTTTTCGATAGAATGCTTCAGCGTGATCGCCTTCCATTCCTGATACTTCTCTTGGCTGATGCCAAGGATCTCGGCTAAGCGCTTTTCGTAAGGAAGGAGAGGGATCATTGCAAGCGATACAGTTTAAGCCGGCGGAAAGCGGAGACTGGGCCGACAATCAATCGTCCATGATGCCGCACTGTAAGCAGGGTTTGCGCATCAGCCAGCACGCCAACGCCAAAGCTGTCATCTTGATTATCGAAGCGGATCAGGGCGCCGGGCTCGGGGTGCTCGATGGGCACGGTCATGTCGATCCAATCCCACCGGAGCCCCTGCCAGGCGCCCGCCTGCGCGTCGGAATACCAGTGAGCCATGCGATCTGCCGGCCAGTGCATCCCCAGCTCTTCGCGGGTCGCCTGCGCGGTCCTGAAGCAGCACGCTGCCTTGCCATCCCTCGGGTCGGCGCCAAGCGCCCAGGGGAGCCCCACCCAGCCGCGCCAGAACGTCAAAACGTGATCCCTCCGCTGGATGGCAACGGGCCGACCTGATCAGCAGTGAGCCTGCGCGTTGGAGACGTGCCGGCCACGAAATTAAGCGGGTTGGCGAGCTTCAGCGTAACAACTGCCAGCTCTTCCTCTTCGTCAGGCACCGCATCGGCATAGCCAAACGAATCGCAAACGCAAATTGTAGAACTGAGAATCCCGGCCTCGGAATACGTTGGATAGCCTGTTTCGTTTATCGGTGGGGTGCCAAGCAAAAGCATGGTATCGACCCTGATGAAATAACGGTTTTCTGACGCCTGCCAAAGCAGTGCGGCTGAGATCATGTTAGCTGGAGCGATCAGCTCTAGCTCTCCCGCCTCAGTCCCATCAGAGGAATAGTCGCCAGCAATACTAAAAGGGCTGAACACATAGCTCAGCCCGCCATAAACTCTTGTTTCGTTCGGGAAATACGGTTGAAAGAGTTGGCGCGGAGAAAATTGAGCCGCCGTGGCGTTCAGAAGCTCAATGTACGGCATTACGGTAAGCATTTAGATTCCGGTGTATTCGCGTATCTGCTGGTTGTTGCGCATCCCAGCATACGTCATAGCCTGCGTGCGCTTGGACAGGGCAGCATTGCTCTTGCGGAATTGCTCCTCGGTAACATAGCGCTCGCCGCGCTCTTCTGTCACGGTGTAGCGAATGTCGATGGGCTCGTTGCCGGAGTCGCCTTGCTGCAATGCAGCGGCCTTTTCCATATCAGAGCGTGGCACGACGCGACCAGTGACGCCAGGGAAGAAAAACTCGGGCTCATTTTCGCCCACGACATACCCCTTGCCGCGCTGAGCCGTGCCGCCATTGGCCAGGAAACCGCCAAAGGGGAAGCTGGGCAGCGGGCTGGCGCCGCCGAGCACGCTGCCCAGGATGTTGGGTGCTGCACTGGAGAATGCTGAGCTGATCCCGCCGGCAGCAGCGGAGCCAAGGCCGCTGAGTGTGCTGGAAACGCCCATCTGCGCGGTCACGGTCTGCAGCGCAACGCCAAAGGCCATGACTGAGTTGCTGGCGGCAAACGAGGCCGCGCCCAGTGCCTGCGGGCCGGCGGTAGCAGACGCGCCCCCGAGCATCTTGGTGAGCGGGCCTTCAGGGCCGCCCAGCCTTGCAGCCAGCCCGCGTTGCATGATCGTCGTCAGCTGCTGCTGTGCGGTGTCGGCAAACGTGCGGGCGATGCCATCAAGCACCTCGCGGCCCACGTCCTCAATCTTTTTGGCGCCGCTAATTACATCGAGCAGACCATTAGTGAGCCCGCCGGAAATTGCGTTAGATACATCGACAATGTTCTTTTCAAGGCTGTCCCAGATCAGCTGCTGGCTTTCCAGCAACTGCGCTTCTTGGGCGAGCTGCATTGCTCTGCCGGTGTCACCCTTGAAGTCAATCATTCCCTGCTCAAAGGCACGTGCCCCTGCGCCAATCAGGCCAGAACGCAAGCCGGCGCCAACAACGCCCCGGCGCTGCTGCACATCAGTCAGTTGCCGGTTGAACTCCTTGCGCAGCTCATTTTGCTTGCGCAGTTCCTCGGTCTCGGCTGTCAAGTTGCGCAGCTTGTTTTGCTGAGCTTCATCCGCCTGCCTGTAAAGCGAAGTTGCCATCAGCAGTTCAACGGCAGTCGCCTCAACCTCCCCGCGCTCCAATGCAGCAGCTTCGGCTTTAGCG